ATTATCCTTTCTGAAATCTATCTTCGGTAAAGATATCAAAAAGCCACCCCAAAAAGCCAAATTGCTCCGCGCCATGAACATCAAGCGGCGGATCGACGAAAATCTAACGCACCATCGATCCAGGCAATGCCAGCCTTCCACAACTGTCGGGTCTTCTCTTCACCGAAACCCATCTTTCTGCCGACGTCGATCAGGGCTTTGTCGCGGGCGGTGTAGTACTTCATCAGTACCTTTCCGCATTCCGGGTAGCGCTTCAACAGGCGACCCATCAAGCCGTCAATCATCAGTGCATCGTCGTCAGTAATCATCGGCGTGTGCAGGGTATTTTCCCGGGATGCACAGCACGACACGCCGGAACCCAGCACGACCCAGCGCCCCCAATGCTCCAGAAGGTCCTCAGCGGTGCGCTCGGTGAAACTCTTCGTTCTCGCCATGATCAATCCCCTTTGAATGACGAGCCGCCAGGCCCGCGAGTATTGTTTTGCTGGTATAGATCCGCCATCGATGTAGGCGAGCCAGGCGGAAGAACCATCGTGCGACCACCCTGCCGGATGAGCATGCCGAGCTGAACAATCAGTTCATCTACCGGCAACGGCTCCAGCGTCTCAGCGTGCACCAGGCCGGACGCATGGCAACCGATGCAATCGAGCTGATGAAACACGCCTTTGACCAACCCTTTCCCGGCACAAGATGGACAGTCGGTGAGCGTGATCTGGCGGCGCACAAAGGCGGGGCCGTGTGTTCTTTTATCCATTTTTAAACCTCGCCTATGGTTGTTTCTTGAGTGGCCTTGCGGGCCTTGTGTTCTGTGGCTTGCAGCGGATTACCGGAATCTTCAAATCTAAAGCCGGTCAATCCGTGAATCGCTGCAAAGCCTTTCTGATCTAGATGCGCGTGCCACTGTTCGAGGGCATCACGCTTGCGGCTCATCACGTCCGACTGGATGTAAACCTTCACGTTGTGGCCCATCGCGTGGTTGATCAGCAATTCCCCAATTAGGTGGTCGATGCCGAGGTCTGCCCAGCCAGTACGGGCCACCTTGCGCAGGTCGTGACTGGTCCACTCGCCCTGCCCCAGCCGACGGAACACGGCGCAGCCTTGAGCCTCGCCGAGCGCCTTGCCGTTGCGTGCCGGGAATAGGCACTGACCGTCATAGCCTCGGCCGTATTGACCTTCGCGGTACCGGACCAACAACGCGCAAACCTGCTCGGTCAGGGGCAGGTGGTGTTCGACGCCGGTCTTGGTGTTCTCAGCCGGGATGAACCACTCGCGCTCGGCCAGGCTGATGTGCGACCAACGCGCCATGCGGGTTTCGCCGATCCGAGTGCCGTGGCACAACATCATCAGAGCCAGCATCGAATCCAGCGGCGCGACGGGCATGACCTCGGCCAACTGTTGCAGCAGGCCTTCCAGTTGAACGCCGCGCAGGCGAGACGGCTTGATCCCGACCTTCGCCTTGGAGAAGTCATTGAACTTGATCGCCGCCATCGGGTTGGACGTGATCAGGCCCAGCTTGGCCGCCTGACGGAACGCCAAGGCCAACAGCTGAAACGCGGAACGCACGTAGTCGATGGAAACGGTCTCCTGCAGCGGCCACATCAGAAGCGTATCGAGTGCAGCCTTGTCGATGCCGATCAGTGGTAGTTCACCGAGGCGCGGTTTCAGATGGCACTTGATGATCGAGGCGCCGGTATTCTTGCGCTTGGTCGACAGATTGCGATCGCGCGACATGCGGTCAGCGAACCAGTCAAGCAGTTCGCCGACAGTGTTCCACTTCGACAGGCTCGCGCCCTCCCCGGCGGCCAGACGCAGCCGAAGCGACGGTAGCGCCGCTACAACCTGTTTGTGAGTCAGCTCGGGGAACGTGCCGATGGGATTCCACTTGCCCTTCAACACCAGGTACCACGAGCCACCGGTTCGAGCCTTGTTGAAGCGCAGGTACAGGCCCTTATTCTCAATGTCGCGTACGTCCTGTACGTTGCCGGCCACTTGGCGCTTGATCTCAGCTTCGGTGATCTTCACCGCGGCGGTACTCATGCGGCCCCCTTCACGGTGAGAATTCCAGCCCTGATCAGGGCTTCGTGGGTTTCGGCGATGGCGCGCGGCACGTCCTGCCAGTCGATCTCGCCGGCCGCGCGGCCGTCGATCACGTCGTGGCAAGCGCTGCACGCGTACACCGCCACGGTGTCAAAGCCTTTCATGCCCATGCCCTTCTGCCCGCAAGGCAGATGCGCGAGGACGGTGGTTTCTGGATTGTGATTGCAGATGCCTGGCATCCGGACGGTGCACTCTTGGCCATTGGCCGAGGCGCGAAGCTTCTTCGAGCTCACTCGCATGCAGGCTTCCCCGTCACGACGTCGACGACTTCGTAGGTCCCAGGCCACATCCACGAGCCATAACGCTTGGCCATGGCCTCGTCGGCAAACAGCGCCAGCGCGTGATCAGGCGGCGAACTCAAATCGACCTTGAACGAGCAGCAGAACACTGCGAAGCGATAGGTATCGATTTCAGGTACAGCAAGGCGACGGTCAGACACGTTCTGCCCTCCCCGCACGCATCGCGCGCAAGTTGGCCAAAGCGGTGTTACCCACTTCGGGGTTGCGATCAGGCTTAGGCGCAGCAAGTTCAGCAATAGGGATAGAGCCTAGGGGTTCACCCTTCCAGATCTTCCTGCACTGGGCCAAGTAGTGACGCTCGAAGCTCGCCAAACCAAGTTCACGCGAGAGCAATGGCAGGCCATGAAAACCAGCGGCCGCAGTAGCGTGGTAGACCGCAGCGTGCATCCACTTGGCCGAATCACGCATAGCGGGATGGCAGTTGCGAAGACCCTGGGCGTACGCCTTTTCGACGCTCGGCAATCCCAGCCCTTCAGGGGCAAAGCACCAGCTAACGAAAACCCCAGGCGCCGGAACAAATGCCGACTTACTCGCACTCAGGACGCGCATGCCGTGGTCGATTTGCTCCATCCGGTTGATCCCGGAGCGCATGAACTCGCCGAGCCATTCAAGCTTCGAGGCGTTCATCACGGCCTCAGTCGGCCAAGACTGGCGCCATGCGCCACAGGCACCGCGAAGACGCAGGAACAAATCGTCGATGACAGCTTTGGTCGATGGATCAACCTCGGCCACTACTGGGTCGGACGTCGGCTTGTAGGTAGGGTCGGTTCGCCGTTCGGCAATAAGATCGCGTGAAGATTTCATAACCGAACCCCCTTGGCAGTCCAGTCACCGGTCGCATCCATCTCTTCCTCAATGTCGCCGGATTTCACAGCGCGATCACGCTTGATCCACTTGGCAAGGCGGTGGCACCAGCCGGCGGCGTTGTCACGGGTATCGGGTTTGGCGATGAAGAAACCTTTGAACGAGTTGATCAACTCATCGGTAGCCGATGAGATCGGCAAGCACATCAGGCGAAGCTGGTCTTCCAACTGTTTAGCGCTGAACTCCCAGTCGGCAAACATCGAAAAGCGCTGACGAGGATCTTCGAGAGCTCGTCGATCCTGATCATCGACCACGCCAGAAAAATCGCGCTGCAGCTGCTGTTCGGTTACCTGATGGTTAATTGACGTATTGGGTGCAGCCGCTGCACCCCGCTCTGTTGTAGCTTGCACCCCGTTCTGTTGTGGATTGCACCCCGTGCCGTCATTTGCACCCCGCTCGGAACGGGGTGCAGCATTTGCACCCCGCAATAATTGGAGGTCGTAAACGACTGGGCGTCGGTCATGGCGATCAATGTGAACAGCAGCAATCGCCTGATTGCCCTGCTTGATCAGTCCCGACTTCTCCAGGTCATCTAACTTGTAACGCACGGTACGCTCGGATAGACCGGTGTCCTGGGCCAGGGTGGAAGCTGACGGAAACGCGCCAGTACCGTTCGATCCGGCATAGTTGGCCAGGCACAGCAGAACGTGCCGTGCGCTGGCATCCTTGAGAACTTGCGTGGGCAAAGACAGCGCCCATGACATTGCTTGAACGCTCACAGCGAGGCTCCGATATTCAATTCGGCAAACCGAGATGACGTGTGTCGCGACACTTTTTGCGATTGACCAAAACGTGTCGCAGGAATGGAGGGATTACCGGGGGTGACGTTCGTATTCATAATGGCCCCTCAGTGTTTTGCGTTTTGAAGAAACCGGGTTGCAGCCCGGCTTTTTTGTGCCTGAAACTCAAGCTGCCTTCACCGAGCTTTCGAGCAAATGAAGGCTTTCGCGTACATGTCCGATCTCAGTGAGAATGTCGGTCTTCTCGCCGGCTGAAACGTGCTGGTCATCTAAAGCCTCGTGCACAGCGATGGTCAGATCAGCTACTTCCTTGCCGACATGTACCAGCGAGGCAGTCAGCTCTTTGGGTGCCGGCGCAACCTTCGGAACGAGCTCGAAACCGAACTGATCTGCCAATGCTTTCAACGGGCGCATGTCTTCGGTATGCAGCAAAATCCCAAAAAGATGTTCAATGGTCAGGTGATGCGCGGCGTTGTCCGGATTTGAGCGCTGCAGCAAACTCACGTGCGCCATGCACATTTTTCCCGCCAACTCCTCTGCCCCGCTTTCCTTTACGGTGGAGTGGCAGGCCCTCAAGAAATCTTCCATTCGTAAAACCTCAAATTTGTTTCCGTAGCACCCCTTGCCAGGCGCGGCGATCATTCGTTCAACAGATCCTGGGCAAGGACGTCTCATGCAGCAGTTTTCTTTTTGTCAGCCTTCAACTGGCCGTCGGTTACAAGTTCAAGCTGGTATTGACGTAGTTCAGGAATCTCTTCACCCCACTGCCGGACAGCCTC